CGGATAGGCTCTAAGTGCCAGATAAAAGGCTGCCTGAGATTCGGCATCGGCTTTATGTTTAATAGTCGTCGTTATGATTTGAGCCAAATCGCCATAAAGTGCAATAGATGCAGCGTCTGTATCGCTGACTTCGCTGGACGAGTTTGTGCCGTATTTGATTGTGATGTCATTTCTGACATCGCCCGCCCTTGTCTTAATCGTAATGCCTTGCCCTAAAGCGTGATTGGCAGTGAGATCCGTGTAACCGTTAGCTGCAAGGTAATTCGTGCGATGTGTCGAATCAGAATAAGAAATTCGCCCAGCAGAATCTTCGGATAAATAACCTAAACCGCTATTAGCAAGAGCGGCAACTAAGTCATAAACAACGACGCGATTCGCTGAGCGTTGTGCCAGCTCGTAATTGCCTGGAGTATCAATTTCTCCATAACCACTACTTTCAGCCGTCGCCCAAGTTGTTGTCGGGTCATAAGTGCTCCACTGCAAGGCGGCTGGAACCTGTTGCCATTGAGCAAATAAGACTTCCCGAAGGATTGTAGCAATCTGGTCGCCATCAAAGTCTTGAGTTAAGTGGCCATCTGTAAGCGCCTTCTGAAGCCTTGCAAGGGCTCCAAGAGCCGTTATCGTGACTTCTTGTGTATATGCGCTAGAACCAATTTGTGACACGCTCACGCTGATGTCCACAACAGAACCGCCAAAGATTGGCACATAGACGGCCGATGTGTCTTGAACCTCAATTGAGATGGTGTCGTTAATTTCGTAAGGTAATGCAGCTTGACCAAAGATAATCAAAGTCACCGAGCAATAGCCCGCTTGAGCCTGTGTGTAAATGTTCGTGCGGCCGGAAGTGATTGTCAGATTGGCAAGGACTGAATCTGTTACATCAGTTCCATCAACCTTTACACGCCAAACTGGAGCCCACTGTGTCATGAAGTTGCCAGAGCACCGGCTCCGCCAGTACCACGATAGAAGGAGTCATTGAGCACATTGACAATTGTTCGAGCAGTACCTTCGGCATCAATGGCTCCATTGACTGTGATGTTGATGCGATCGGCAGTTGAAAGGCCGCCAGTGGCTTCAAGTCTTGCTGCTGCTGCCGCTTCACGTTGAGCCCTAAGTCTTTCGGTGTCGGCTTTTAATTGCTCACGGCGAAGGATTGCAGCTTGCATCGCTGGAGAATAAGAGCTCAATGGAGCGCCCGTAAAAGTAAATGGATCTGCACCTGGACTGAATGTGTCGCCTGGCATTCCTGTATCAAATCCACCACCGGTAGTGCCGCCGCCTGTATCCATACCTAAATCTTCTGAGCCGCTGACTCTTAAACCTTTAGAATTATCTCCGCCGCCAAAGAATCGAGTTACTGGATTGTCTGTCATAAGCTTGATAAATGCTTTGACCGCGTTCACTACTTTTCCAATTCCAGAAAGAAGGTTGGCAAATCCAGTAACAAGGCCAGCAATTATTTGAGCAATAATTTTTAACGCTCCACCTAAGCCTGTGACAAGGACTGGCACAACGTACTTTTGAAGAAATGAAATCAAATCAACAAATGTTTCTTTGTTATCCTCGACTGCTTTTGTAATTGGCTTAAAGAAATCAGCAAATTTTCCAAGTGCCGGCACGACTTTCTCCACAACAAATTCGACGAGTTGTTGAATTATTGGCAGAAGTTTTGCACCGACTGATTCCTTGCCTTCATCAAATGCCACTTTAAGACGATCCATCTTGCCGGCAAATGTGTCTGCCTTCTCAGCAGCTTGGCCGCCAAAGGTATCTGCCAATGCTTTCGTCACATCGTCCATGCTCATCGTCTTAAGCTCGGCCGCAGATAATCCGATGCCTAATTTAGCCAGAGCGCCAGAATTGCCCTCATAGGCTTTGCCTAGAGCATTCGATACGGCTTCCAGTGATTTACCAGAACCGGCTGCAACGTCAAGAGCAAGTGTCTGCAATTTCTGTGCTTGTTCAACGTCTTGTGTAGCTCGAAGCAATCTTTCCAATGATGGACGCAATTCGTCATCTGCAATTCCACTGGCCAAAGAAGTTTTGAGAATATATGCCTCTGTTGCAGCGACTTGTGCGTTGGTCGCGCCGGTGACATTTTTTAAGGTTGTTGCTAATTTTGCTTGAGCTGCTTCATCAGCAATTGCAGATTTCACTCCATCAATAAGAAGTGTGGCAGCATAACCTGCGGCAGCTACGCCGGCAGCTAAGAATGCAGCTCCTGCAATCTTGCCAAATCCAGCCATTTTTGACGATGAACTTTCAACGTCTCCGTTGGCAGTTGCTAAGGATTTTTTAAGTTGATCTACATCAGCCAGAATCGAGAGCTTTAACGTTCTACTTTGTCCAGCCATCACCACTCCTTCAAGATTCGGTCGAAAGCATTTTCCCACTTAGCAATCAAGTCTGGCTGGATTTCGCGAAGTGTCGGATAAATAAACCAGCCTTTAGATCCGCGTCCTGTTGTGCCAGACCAGACCGGAAATTGCTTAAACTTGTTAGATCCAAATTCTGTACCGCCCCAAAGATCCTTTGTTGTGCCACCACCAGAAAACTTCTGGCTTACAAAGCCGAAAGAAAGCTCACCAATCTTGGAAGATTTAGACACACGGGAGCCGGCTGCAATACGAGTAGCGGCCGTACCTCTGGTCGTTGCTTTATTTTGAATCTTGCCTTGAGCAAACTCAGCTAAAGCTGATGATTCTCTTTTAGCCGCGTCAGTAGCTTCAGAATCCATCGCCTTAAATGCCGAAGTGATGCGACGAAGGTCGGCCTTGTCATAGGCAATCTCAACCTTGTCGCTCATTTTGTCGCTCCAATATCTCGAAAGCCGTAAGAATCTGTTCCGCCGTCGTCCATTCACTCATTGGAATCTTTGTGGCTATTGCCAGCTCCACAATTATTCGATTGAGGCTTCCGACGGCGTAACTTTTGGGTCAGCTGCTCCGGCCTCAATATCTGCCACACCTTCGCACCAGATTTCATAGCCTTTGATTGGCTTGCCACCGGCTTCGCGTTTCATTGCGTGATAAGCCAAGAAAAGAAGATCCGAGATTCCTAGTTTTTCTTGAACCTGTTGAATCGTGAATCCTGTTTTCTGTTCCCACTTTTGCCACTCTGGAGGAGCCGCCGTGTATGTAGCGGCTTCCCCAGTTTGGTACGTAATTGCGATGTTCAGTTTCATTTTGCTCCCGTTTCTTTTTTGATTAGCTGATTGTTAGAACTGGCGTTGATGCGCAGAGCATTGTCCAGGTGTCAGTCTGAGCATCTGGTGCAGCGCCTCCAGCAGTTGGAGCTACTGGAAATGCAGTACCAGCGAATGACGCGCCGGTTGCAGTTAGTAGAGTGAATGCGAGTGCAGTGTTTGGAGCAGAAGTGAATGCAGTCCACATCGCTTCAAAGAGTGATGATGCAACGCCCCAGTCTGCAAGAAGAGAGATGTTGAGTGTCCATTGATCATCGATGTGCTTGTAAGCCTTGCCATCGAGTGTTTGATAAGTAGTGATGACTGGTGCATTGACGAGAGTGACGGCAGTTGTCTGCGCGTCATAATTTACGGTGGCAAGAGTAAAAACTATGTCGCGACCGGTGACTATTGTTGTTGGCATTTCTTTGTCTCCTTATATTGTCTGTTGTGTGTAGTAAGTGCTGACCGCGAGATCCGCCACTAGTAGATTCGATGCGCCCACCGATTGGATTGTCGGACGTTCAACGTCTCCGACTTCGTATCCTGCTGGCATCGCTGCCATAATGCTAATAATAAGCTGCTCAAGATTGTCTAGTGCTCCGGCCGTGTTGTTGTAGGCAACGGCCGCAGTAACCACAAAGTTAATTTTCACGCGTACCTGCGATTTGCCGATTGTTGTCGTTTCTAAATAGGGCGAATCGGGAACGATTACGCAAGCTGGAGGAATGACTGCCTCTGGAGGCGAACTATAAACGGAAGCAACAACGCCAGAGAGTGCAGTAGCCAAATTGCCTCTGACGTTAGTCGCAATTGTTGTTGGTGTAGGCATCACATAGCCATCGTTGAAACGTCGATGTAATTACCTAATAAACCAATCACACGATTTTGCAGTGATCGACCCATTCGATACGGCGATGGCTGAAAATCCACGCCTTCAATTTGGCCACCTGGTGCGACCACGCTCTGGAAAATCTCAACGCTGACGATGGTGACCGCCTGTTCGACTGCGTCGGTATTTGCATAGAGCGTGGCCGCGTCTGCCCCAGATAGATAAGCTACGCCGCCAGGAATGACTGGACGAAATGTAATGTCTGCATTGGTAATGGCAGAAGTAAAATAAAAATATGGAGCCGGATATGCGAAAGGTAAGTAAGGAAATGGATCATAGTAATTTGATGTGACTGTCTGTGTTCCGTTAAATGTAGCTGGAACGCAACCGGTAACGACAACACTTTGACCAGCGACGAATGTGTTCGGCTTTTGTGTTATGTAATAAGCCACATTGTTTTGAAGATAAACGGCGGCGACTGAGTTCTGATTGGCAGTCAATAGCGGCAGAATTACCTGTTCAGCAGAATCAATAATTCCTTCAAGATAAGCGTCAGAATAAAGGGCGACAGAGACGCCAAGAACCGTCCGAAGGCTTGCTACGGTAATGATTGCTGGCATCTCTGTCTCCTTTATGTGAGCTGCTGGGCTAGATACGGGAGCGCACCTAGCCCATGATTAGTTTGCTTAGGTTAGGTTGAAGCGACGTAGGCCACCTGCAAAGACGGCTTGAGCTGCGATGTAACCATAGAGTGAAATTTCAATCTCGCCTGTTGTTGGCACATTTGTGGCCA